AGCTACTACAACACCGACGACGGCGCTTCCATCCAGGCCCCACTGCCCACCGTCACCACCGTGGACCGCCACGCCCTGGTCGTTCCTCCTTTCCTTGTCGGCAACTACACCCCAGGCTGGTCCCATCCCCTCACCGACCCCACCGGCGCTATCACGACCTACGATCACCATTCCCTGATCGTTCCGCCCTTCATGGTGCGACTCCGCAACAACCAGGACTCATCGTCCATCACTGATCCGATTGGTGTTATCACGGCAGGCGGCATTCACTCTGGACTGGTCACCCCACCCGCCCAATCGCATCCACGGGTCGCCGTTGATGACTGCGGCTTCCGGATGCTCCAGCCCCACGAGATCCAGGCGGCAATGGCCTTTCCATCTACCTATACTGTTCTCGGCAACAAGCGCGACCGGGTCCGCCAGCTCGGTAACGCCGTTACCCCACCCGTCATGTCCACCCTCCTCCACCGCGCCATCGCCACCCTCGCATAGGATAGGATCTCAGACCTGTTGACAAGGGCTGTCAACAGGTTGACAAATAGAACGGCTGTGCTATGATGGTGGTTGCCAAGACCACGCCCCCGAAGCGCCGTGGTCTTGGCGTTTTTCTTGCGCACGGGGGCGTGGCGCAATCATGCTCGATACGTCCATCGCCCGTCCTGCCCCCAAGCCAGCCCCTTCGCCGGCTACGCACCTCGCGCAGTTGGCGGAGGAACTCGACTGGTTGCGGGCAAACGTGGGCAAGCTGCCGGGGGTGACGGTGGCAGAAGCGGCGGACGTGCGGAACGTGGTCAGCGATTTGGCGGAATGGGCAGGGGCGAAGAAGGGGGCGGCATGAGCGGGGCAAGAAGAGGAAGCAATCCAAGACGCCACAGTGCGATTGTGGACAGGCGGCGGCGGTAGCAGTCACCGTGCCACAGCTGCGTTTCGGGCACACAATCCAGCACGGGATCAAAATGTCTTTCTGGCGTCAGGCATCGTGTAAAATGGAGTTGTGTAGCGACTGCTACGAAACCGAGCGCTCCCTGGGCGCCGTCTTTCTCAGTGAGGTCTCTCATGCAATCCCATGTCAAGCAGGCGATCCTGGAAGCGCAGGTGTCGGGGCTGGAACGGCTCAGTGGCACGCTGTCGTCTGAATTTGTTCTGACCGAGGTCGAGCGACTGGAAGTGGACGCCGGCGCCAATCAAGACTTGAGAAGGCGTCTGATGGAATTGGCAAATCGAATGGCGAAGGAAGAAGACGAGCCGAGCGGTCCGATTTGGGGGACGATTATCTGGACGTGAGGCGGGCGCAGACGCTGGGCAATAAAAAAAGGCGGCTCACGATGGAGCCGCCTTTTTCGATGGGCCGCGACCGGTTGGGTCGGGGCCGGCTTTGTAGGTGATAGCGCCGGACTTGGGCGGGTGGCCGCCTCGCTTGTCGATGGACAAGATCAGGTCAATGTCCGCCTGCGTGTACAGGTTATCGCGCCCGACCTTGCGCCCCAGGTTGTAGCGCCTGGTCAGGCTGAGCACGGTAACGCGCTTGCGCCCCGTGCGTTCTGCGACCTGCTGGCTGGTGAATAGTTCTTCCATGTCCATTATTATATCACCTATGCTAATCTTGTCAATTGGCAAGGCGGCCTTCAATGAGCCAGATGAACAAATCGCCCCATCGCTTATCGCCGTACAGCATAAGCTCCGGGTGGAACTGGACGCCAAGCACGCCAGGCTTCCAGATGGATTCAATCACGCCGCCGGCTGTGGCTACAACCTTGAAGCCGGCAGGCGCCGCCTTGACCGCCTGATGGTGCAGGCTGTTGACGTTGGACGTAGGGAGCCAACGCTTGAGGGGCTGCTGAATGTTCTCCAGCCGATGATTGCTGCCGTGTCGTAGATTGGCCTCGATGCCGATGTCCTGGTAGAGGCTGCCGCCATGCGCTACGGCGATCATCTGGTGGCCGCGGCAGATGCCGAGAATTGGCTTACCATCGGCCATCGCTCGCCGGGTCAAAATCCACTCGATCCGGTCTCTGTGCTTGTCGGCTGGATAGGTGTAGGTACGGCAAGCCTGGCCGTAAAAGAATGGGTTGATGTCGGCGCCGCCCAGGAGGATCAGCCGGTCAAACTTGACGCTGGCCGCTTCCTCGACGGTGGTAACGATACGGAGACTGGCGCCGAGTTCGTGCACCTGCTGGCGCACAATGTCGGTTCCGGTTCCGGGATGGGTGGCAATGATCATGGGATGATTCCTGGAATGGGGAGAGGGGGCACACTCACTGAGCATGCCCCCGGTTGGATTACAGCCGGCTGTCAATACATCGCTGCTGAAGAATGGCCGCCAGTTCCTCGACTGATTCATCGGGGATGATCCGGTTGCTTGGGGCCGCCCAGACTTCGTTGACGAAAAGCCTGGCTGCATCGCGGGCATATTTGATCTCGCTGGCCGTCTCACTGCCGCCGCTGGCAACCAACGCAACGGCCATGTAAACGGCTGTGATGATTTCGTCGGGGTTCGTAGTGCCCGCCCAGGCTCGAATCTCAATCGTTCGGGCATTGTTCCGCCGTCGCAACGGTGAGGGTTCCAGCCAGTTCAGCAGGTTGATGCCCTGGTGTCGTTCGCCTACGCTGGCCGTCCGACTGGACTTGCTGTAGTAGTGGGTCATCCGATAGCAGGCCATCGTACCCGACAGACCGTAGAACGCCATTTCGTACCGCAGAAAGGCATTTCGCACGGCCATTACCTCGCTCTCGCTCATGCTGTTTGCATCGACGTGCACGTGCAGCCCGCAGGAGTCGTTGACGATGCCGCCCAACTCGTTGATCATCTCGACCATGTAGTAAACCTGAGCCAGCCCGTCTTCACCACGCATGGGAGGGGAAACGATTTCAACCGGCTTGTAACCTGAGGGGCAATGGATGGAGCAATCGCTCTGAGCATTCCAGCCGGCAGGGGCAAAATTGATCGACAATCCGTGATGGTATCCGCCAGCCGGGATGCTCACGCCGGAGGGGATCATGCACTCGATTTCGATCCCGAACTTGATTTCTGCTGCATTACGTTTCATGGGGTAGGTCTCCGAAGGGTAGGTGTGGGGTGAAAAGTTATTCGGTGAAGGCTTGCCAGTCGCAGGCAGGCTTGTTGTTGTCCATCCGCCGCCCGTCCGCTCCATACTGCCCGCATTGCCACCATCCGGTCATTGCATTGTTCCGTCGGATAGGTGAGCCGCAGACGGGGCATTTGCCGGTCGCTACAACGCTGGCCGCAGCCTGGTGAATGTCCGCCATGTGTGCCTTGTGGCACTGGCTGCACCGATTGGCATATTGGCTGATTCGTCGTCCGCAACTGCATCGTTTGGTAGTGGTCATTGGAGTTCTCCGAGGGGGTGGGTGAGGTGAAAAAAAATCAATTGCTTACTATGACTAAAGTATAGCACACATTATATAGTTTGTCAATAGGTTTGGGGGATGAATTTTGCCCCAATTTTGGGCCAATTTTCCCCGCTCAGGGTATTGACAATCATTAGCATATGTGCTATAGTATCGATGTAATGCAGTTCCGACCTACACTCCATCGAGGCACACAATGCAGACCTACGCCAAACCAGCCGCACAACAAAACCCCAGCATGACCGAGATATTCGGTGATGTCATCTCTACCTACACACGCCAGCAAGCCATCGAGGACGGTTTCCTGGTCGATGTGACCACTACCGCCAGGGAAGCCGGCTTCCGCTGGCCGGTGGCTGTTACCCGCCGCCTGTGGGACATGATCGACAACCCGCCCAACCGCCAAGAAGACACCCGTGGACGCCTGTGGGATGTCGTCTGGATGGCTAAGCTGGCCGCCCGTCGCAGCACTGGCCAGGCTATCCGATTCCAGATGATTCTGACCCGGAAGGAGACCAAGATCATCACCGACCCCTACAGCAAACGCTATGGCAAGCCTCACACGGCCATTGTCAAGAATATCTGGCTAAAGGCTGTCGTGTCGGGAGAAGGTCCGAACGGTGGACCGTGCATCACGATCATGTTGCCGGATGAGGATTGACCGATGGAAACACAGACCCCTCCGCTTGTAGACGTTTCGGCTGTCAGTCGCACCGAGCCGGTGCCCGTCGCTCTGAGCACGCAGGAATTGTCAATCATCCATTGGGCCCTGGAAGCTCGGACGAAGCTCTATCTCGATGACGGCATGGCCGACCATGCCGCCATTGCCCAAGAGCTTGCTAAGACGTTCGCTCGATTGCACATTTTCTCGTTTCACGGTGACACGGTGACGCTGACCCGTCAGACGCAGACGTGATATACTGTCCACATGGCCAAGATCGACTTCGCTGATTCTGACGCTTTGTGCAGGTGGGTGGCTGAGCAGTCGCCCGCCTGCCTCATTTCGTTTTCGGGCGGCAAGGACTCGATAGGGGCATGGCTGCAATGCCGCCGCTTTTTCGAGTCTGTGCACCTGGTCTATATGTACCTGGTGCCGGGACTTGAAATTGAGGAGGAGACGGTCTCCTATTTCGAGCAGGCGATGAATACCCGCATCCTGCGGCTGCCGCATCCGTCGCTGTACCGCTGGCTGTACAGTTGCACCCTTCAGGCGCCGGAGAATCTCGCATCCATCGAAGCGGCGATTGCTGACGGTAGGCTGACGATGTTCGACTATGACGACGTTTTCGAGGTGGCAACAAAGGCTTTCGGTCTCCCGGACGATACCTATACGGCAGTCGGGGTGCGGGCGGTAGACTCGCCTAATCGCTGGTCGGCCATCAAACAGTATGGGGCCGTGAACGAAACCCGCCGCTCGTTCTATCCGATTTACGACTGGCGCAAAGACCGCCTGCTGGACGAAATCAGACAATCCGGGCTGAGCCTGCCGCCTGAATACCGATTGTTCGGGCGGTCGTTCGATGGGATTGACTTTCGCTTTCTCCAGCCGCTGAAGGAACACAGACCCGCCGACTATGCCCGCATTCTGGAATGGTTCCCGCTGGCAGAGTTGGAAATCAAACGCATTGAGTACAGGAGCCGATACTATGCCGAAAATCAATTTTGACGCCTTGACCCTGACCGGAGATGAAGACAACGCGCCGGCGATGGCGGTGGAGCCGGGCATCGACGATGAGGTTTTCACTGTTGACGGAGTGGAAGCCGAAGCGTTGGATTCTGCGAATGAGTTCCTGCGGGGGTTCCGTGACCGGGCCAAGCAGGAAGGCAAACGACTGGAGGATGTGACCGATTCCGAGTATTGGGTGGCCGTCTGTTTCCAGACCCGTGAGCAGAAAGACGAGTTTCTTCTCAAGGCGGGCCTGGCCGACCTGGGCGACAAGTACCTGGACGGAATGCAGGTGGCGCGGGTGATGGGAATCAAGCTGGAGAGCCGGATGCCGCCCATGCCAAAGCTACGCCTCGACCGGCGTTTGCTGGAGCTGGTGCGGGGATAGGCGCCAACTGAACAGGAAAAGCCCGATCTTGTCCAAAGATCGGGCTTTTTTGTGCTGTTTTGCTATTGAGTAGGCGGGGCGGTGGGCGTATAGTGGGAGTTGCCAATCTTTCTCGCGTACGCTCAAGGAGATTTCCATCATGCCTGGACTGTTGGCACGCATTCGACAAGGCGCTCAGAACGTCAGGGCACGCATTGGCGGCGCCCTGGGCCGTGGTCGCGCTGCTGCTCCTGCGGGGGCCGCTCGTACGGCTGGCACCTAGATCGAAGCCGCTTGCAGCAGGGCGATAGCCGGCTTGACGGTGATCGCCCTGCTGCAACGCGTGAGGAAATGCAACTGTGAATCCTGGGCCTGGAAGACCGGATTTGATAAAACTGGCAGAGCGGCGACAGGTGGCGCTGGAACTGCGCAAACTGGGCGGGTCGTATCGCAAGATCGCTGAGCAGATGGCGGAGATGGAGGGCATCTCGCCAGACTATAGCGAGTCGCAGGCTCACCGAGACGTGATGGCCTGCCTGAAGGAACTGCGGGAGAAGCGGGTAGAGGAAAGCGCCAACGTGTTGAGGATGGAGCTTGAGCGCCTCGATGATATGTGGGCGGTCTACTATCCAAAGGCGAAGAAGGGCGATTACGCCGCGCTTGACCGCTGTATGACGATGATGGACAAGCGGGCGCGTTATCTGGGACTGTACGCACAGGCGGCGCCGGATGAAGCCAAAGAGGTTGTAATCAGGGTGGCTTATGAAGGCGCAAGCGCCAATACAGAGACGGCTTGAGCTAACCGTTACCCTGCCTGGTTTCCATCCCAAGCAGAAGGCATTCGCCGGCAGCACGGCCAAGCGCAAGGTGATCGTAGCTGGCCGGCGCGGGGGCAAGACCACGGCGGCGGCTCGGCTGGCCGTGGAGGGCCTGCTGGCCGGGCGGCGCATCCTGGAAGCGGCGCCAACGGCAGACCAGACGACCGCCCTGTGGGACAAGTGCAAGGCATGGTTGCATGACCTGATCCGGGCGGGCGTGATCTACAAGAACGAGACCGACCGGCTTCTGGAGATGAAGGGAACGGGCGGGCGCATCCGGGCCAAGACCGCCTGGGACGCCGATACTTTGCGGGGCGACTACGCCGATTTACTTATCCTGGACGAGTACAGCCTGATGAACCCCTCGGCGTGGAACGAGGTCGGGGCGCCGATGCTCCTCGACAATGACGGGGACGCTATTTTTATCTTCACGCCCAAGCGCAAGAATCACGCCTTCAGCCTCTACGGGCGGGCGATGGGGGATACGACCGGGCGCTGGGGGGCGTGGCACTTCACGAGCCTTGATAATCCGTTTCTCTCCGGGCCGGCGTTGGCAGAGATTGCGGCAGACATGACCGCCGACGCCTACAGGCAAGAGATTATGGCCGAGTTCCTGGACAGCGAAGGGCAGGTATTCAGGAAGCTAGCCGAGGTGCTGAGCGAGCAGCCATCCACCCCGGAATCACACGAAGGGCACGATCTACGCATGGGCGTAGACTGGGGCAAGCAGCAGGACTTTACCGCCATGTCGGTCTTCTGTGTGACCTGCGGCTGCGAGGTGGCAATCGACCGATTCAATCAGATTGACTACGCCTTTCAGACGGAGCGGCTCAAGGTGCTGGCGGGACGGTGGGCGGTGAAGTCCATCACGGCGGAAGCGAACGCGATGGGCGAGCCCATCATTGAACGGCTACAGCGAGACAATCTGCCCATTACCGGATTCAATACAACACCATCCAGCAAATCGCCCCTGATCGAGTCGTTGGCGTTGGCCTTTGAGCGGAAGGAAGCGCGCTGGCTGAATGATCCCATCTGGCGGACGGAGCTAGAAGCCTATGAGCGGGTGGTTTCGCCCGCTACGGGACGCAGTTCTTACAGCGCGCCG